AAAATCAAGCGTCTGATTTTGAATGACAGCGAAAAAAGTTCTTAAACACCCTTGACAAAACGTATCAGAAGATACCCAACTAGGTAAAAAGATTAACGCCTTATGCCCATCGAGTCATTGAACTCGGTGGGCTTTTTTGTTTTTGGGGGTTAACTATCCCCATTTTCGTGGCCTACCTGTGAAGAGAGCATTATTTCACAGGGAGTGGTTCGATGATCCAAGCACAAAAAGAACGGATTGCAGGTCTGCAACGGTCAGGTCTCGGTTACCGCAAAATAGCAGCGGAGTTAGGAATGTCCGTTGACACCATCAAATCCTATTGCCGCAGACATCCTCTCCCGCATTATGACACAGTATGCGCACAGTGCGGAGAACCATTAGTGCAGACACCTCATAAAAAGAAAAAGCGGTTCTGCTGCGACCAATGCCGTATGACATGGTGGAAAGCCCACCCGGATCAAATCGTCCGCAAGAAAGTATATACGCATACCTGTCTCAATTGCGGAGATGCATTTTACTCCCACCGAGCAAACAGCCAATACTGCTCTGGCAAATGTTTTGCAGAGTCTCGAAGAAATGAGGTTAGCAAATGAGCGAGGAACTGCGCAGGCGTATCATCGCCTATAGAACGACCATGGCAGTCGTTCAGAGTATGCTGAATAAAGGCATCATCACCCCGGAAGAGTACGCAAAAATTGATACAATCATTGCCAAAACGAGAGGCTTGGATTCGTGTACTATATTCTCCTGATTACCGTTGAAAATATGCTTTTTTAGAGGTAATATGCATCACTACAAGGGGGAATTAGTTATGAAACGAAGCATTAAACAAGTGGAATTTTCTGCTCAAAATCAACCATGTCTGCTGAAGGTCGCTGCCTATTCCAGAGTGTCCAGCGGAAAAGATGCCATGCTCCATTCCTTGTCTTCCCAAGTGAACTATTACAGCAAACTCATTCAGGAGCACCCCGGCTGGGCTTACTGCGGTGTATACGCAGATGAAGCGGTCACAGGTACGAAGGAACATCGCAACGGGTTTCAGACACTGTTGTCCGACTGTCGGGAAGGCAAAATCGACCTAGTGATCACCAAGTCCATCTCACGCTTGGCTCGGAATACGGTGACCCTACTGCAAACGGTCCGGGAGCTGAAGAGCCTTGGCGTGGATGTCTACTTCGAGGAGCAGAACATTCACACCATGAGTTCCGAAGGCGAGCTGATGATGACGATTCTGGCCTCCTACGCCCAGGAGGAAAGCCGCTCCGCCAGCGAAAACCAGAAGTGGCGGATAAAGAAGAACTTTGAAGAAGGCATCCCCTGGAATGGAGCAATGCTCGGCTACCGATACAAAGACGGAAAATACCACATTGTGCCGGACGAAGCGGAACTTGTGAAACGGATTTTTGCAATGTACCTGGACGGTGCCGGATATGTGCTTATTTCGAACCAGCTCAATGAAGAAGGGATTGCCTCCCCGGATGGTTCGCAATGGCACACTTCGGTGGTGGCAAAAATACTGCGCAATTACGCCTACACCGGGAATTTACTTCTGCAAAGAACTTACAGTGAAAACCATATAACCAAAAGAAAATGCAAAAACTGCGGTGAGTATCCGCAGTATCTGGCGACAGATACCCACGAAGCAATCATTCCCAATGAGATGTTCCAACGTGTGCAGGAGGAGGTCGCCCGCAGAGCTGAGAAGTTCAGAGCGCAGCCACCTCAACAACCATATTACCCGTTCATAGGAAAAATGGTGTGTGCCATTTGCGGCAAGCATTATCAACGCAAAACCACCAGAACCGGAATCGTGTGGATCTGCTCGATCTATAACCGAAAAGGAAAAAAGCATTGTGCTTCCAAGGCTGTGCCGGAGCTTCTGCTGATTGCAGCCACCACCCAAGTGCTGGGGCTCCGGCAATTTGACCCAGATATTTTTGAGAAACGGATTACCCACATTGAAGTGCTCCCAGACAACCTACTGCGGTATGTCTTTACTGACGGAACCATGGAGACCTTCCAGTGGAAGGACCGCTCCCGCTCGGAAAGCTGGACAACAGAAATGAGGGAAGAGGTTGGCAGGAAAACCAGAGAACGCAACGAGGAACGGAGGGCATCCAATGGCTAAGACGATTACAGTTATTCCATCCACCATCAACCCCCTCACACGGCTGGCAAAGACAGATATCCGCAAACGCAGAACTGCCGGTTATGCCCGTGTCTCCACGGACAGCGATGAGCAGTTCACCAGCTATGAGGCGCAAATTGATTACTACACCAAGTACATCACCTCTCACCAGGATTGGGAGTTTATTAAGGTCTATACGGACGAGGGCATAACAGGCACCAGTACAAAGCGTCGCACCGGCTTCAACGAAATGATCGAAGATGCCTTGGCTGGCAGAATCGACCTTATCGTAACCAAATCGGTGAGCCGATTTGCCCGAAATACTGTAGACAGCCTGGTCACCATCCGCAAACTGAAAGAGGTTGGCTGCGAGTGCTTCTTTGAAAAAGAAGGAATTTACACCTTCGACAGCAAGGGCGAACTGCTCCTTACCATCATGTCCAGTCTGGCCCAGGAAGAAAGCCGCTCCATTTCAGAGAATGTTACATGGGGCCAGCGGAAGCGTTTTTCGGATGGCAAAGTGAGTATGCCCTACAAGCAGTTTCTCGGTTATGAAAAAGGGCCGGACGGGATTCCCGTCATCGTGCCGGAGCAGGCAGAAATTGTACGCAGAATCTACCGCCTTTATATGGCAGGGAAAACCACGGGTCACATTGCAAAGACACTGACCGCCGAGGGCATCCCCACGCCTTCAGGAAAACAGAGGTGGCAAGCCAGCACCATTGAGAGCATCCTCACCAACGAAAAATACAAGGGCTGTGCGCTGCTTCAGAAGCGGTATACCGTAGATTTTCTGACGAAGAAAATGGAGGTCAACACCGGGCAGGTTCCTCAGTATTTCATCGAGGACAGCCATGAGGCTATTATTCAGCCGGATGAATGGGAAGCTGTTCAAGCGGAGTTCCGCCGCAGAAAAAGCATCGGACGCAACTACAGCGGACATAGCGTTCTGGCAACGAAAATCGTATGTGGTGACTGCGGTAATTTTTATGGTGTGAAGACCTGGCATCCCAACACAAAAAGCCGCCGTGAGGTACTCCAATGCAATCGGAAATTCTCTGGAGAGCACAAATGCGAAAGCCCCACATTGGATGAACAGAAGGTCAAAGAGAGGTTCTTGACAGTGTTCAACCGACTTTTTGTCGACAAAGAACTTATCCTCGCTGATTGTCGGGTGATTGCGCAAACACTTACCACCAGCGAGGAACTGGATATCAAAATCGCAGAGGTCACCCGTGAAATTGAGGTAGTGGTTGGCCTTACACAGCAGTGCATAAAGGAAAACTCACATAGCGCACAGAATCAGAATTCCTATGTAGAACGATATAACAGCTATGTGAACCGATATGAAGCACTGACGGCTTCCCTTGCGGAGCTGGAAGATGAAAAGGCTGTCAGATTGGCGCAAGCCAAAAATATCGAAGGCTTTATGAACGAGCTTGCCCAGCGGGAAGCACCCTTGGAGGTGTTCGATGACCGTCTCTGGCTTGTGGCACTTGACTGTGTGATAGCCCATAGAGATGGTCGGCTGGTATTCAAATTCTATGGTGACATCGAAGTGGAGGGCTAATCTACAGGACCGTCCTCCACAAAGTCATCAAGGAATTGCTGCGAATCATCTTCGGGTTCTTCGTCAAAATCGGTGAACAGGACATTGTTCCGGGCGTAGAGCTTGTTCAGCCCCAGACGATTGCCGCCTTTCTTCTTTCCGTTGTATTCCAGAAGAATGGCTTCCGCATAGCCGGAGGAGCCGTTGCGACGGTCCTTTGCATTCCGAATGAGTTGTTTCAACGAAACGGCACCGACCTTGTCCTTGAACACCTCATCGTTCAGCGCATCTCCGTATACAATAACCAGCTTGGCCACTGCATTGAGCATATTGGCGGACAGCGAGTTTGGATCGCCTTCCCAAGCACCGATGATCAACCGCAGGGTTCTGCTGAGTGTGTGATAGCCATACTTGTTATAAATGGCTTCCACGGTGGACACCGCGCACACTACGCCATGCCCACGGGTCTTTCCTATGGTCAGTCCATAGGACCCTATCAGATCACGAATCATGAGCTGCGTGTTATTCCCAGCCTCAATATTTGCAGTAAATACCTCATAGGGCACTAGAGATTTGACATATTTCTGCTGATTGGCAAAGATATCCGCTTCGTGTTCATAGCTTAAATCGTCATAAATCATGCACCAGACAGGCGTTTCACGGGAACCAGAAACGGCCGCAACAATTTCTATGGTGTGCTGACCATTGAACACATAATTGATGCCATCTCTGCGGCTAACTTTGACGGGATTGATCTGGTACAAATTGAACTCCGCCGCGGTTTTATCGATATGAGTCTGTGACAGGCCGCGCTGATAATTCTGATTGGATACCAAGTTTTTTATAGGTATCTGCTCAAAATGGACTGCCGGAACAAATCTACTGTAATCTTCCATTTAGTCCTCCCTGATTTTTGACAACAGCAACGCAACCTTTAGCTGCAAATCGACCAAGGACGACAGCAGATTGCTTTTTGCTTTTTCCGATGTAATAGTGAAATCAGCCTTGTCTCGAACACGCTCAATGGAACTAATCCAGGAGGGAATCGTTAGAGCAAGCCCCGTGATTTCAGCGTCCGGGTCGTAAGCAGGCATATCCTTTATAGAGGGCGTACTTGCACT